ACCGACAACACTCTTTGTGTCAGCACCTGTTTCGCCTGCGCCTTTTTTCTCAGCGCCGTGGCCTTTAGCATTTGACATTGATTTTGAAGCCTTTGCTCCAGGTACGTTTACGTTACCAGCATTATCTTCTTTTGCTGACATCGCCGAACCCTTTGTATCGCCTTCTCCACCTGCGTTCAAGTTAGAAGCTGTTCCACCCATTTTGTTAGCACTTGCTACTGGGCTTTTAGCTTTGTTGTCTTCACCTTTAGGTGTAGCAACTTTTTCTACATATTCACGCATTTGCTCAGTGTCTGATTTTTTACCTTCAAAAGGCATTTCGTCAGCTACTGGCTGTTCCATGCTAAGATCGGAAGCTGGCATAATTGCCTCGTCTTCCTTCTCTTCATCACCCATATCCATGTCCGGAGCGTCTTCATCATCCATGTCGTCGCCACCTTCTTTGTCAGCCATCATTTTTTCAAATTCAGCTTTTAGGTCATCAAGAGCATCTTCTAAGTCAACAACGCGGTCTTCCATATCTTCTGCGTCATCGTCTTTTTCCATATCACCTTCATCGCCATCTTCCATGTCATCGATCATGTCATCTGCCGCGTCACCGCCCATTGGGTCAGCTTCTGGTGTAATTTCTGCGAAGTTTTCGTCTGTTTTTTCGTCTGTTGCTTCTTCAACATCTTCGTCTGAAGCTTCATCAACTTCTTCATCTGAAGTTTCTTTTACTTCTTCGTCATCTGAAGATTCATCAACTTCTTCGTCTGATTCTTCTTTCATTTTCTCGTCGTCTTTTTTCATATCTTTCTTCTTCTTCTCATCTTTATCATGAGAAGCTTCGTCAACTTCGATATCATTTAGATCGTCTTCTAGCATTTTTTCATAAATGCCACGAGATTTTTCAATTACAAATTCGTGGAATAATGAATCCGCACCTTCGCGGTCATTATTAACTAGTTTTTCGAGCATTTGCTCTAATTTGGATTTATCTGCCATTTTTCTCTCCTGTTAAGTTAATTGGTAAGGCTGTCTAGTATTATTTACATTATTATTATAAAATACGTGGAAAATGGTGTCAAAACAGTCTGTTTTGACACGTTGCTACATATCATAGTATCTTTTGAACTCACTTATTGAAATATGAGAACAATTTGCAACTTTTTTTAGTTGTTTAGGTATAAAGTCATCACCGTCTTCAACTATTCTTATATACTTCGTTCCAGCGTGTGATTCACACGTTGATGCAGTTTGCCGTTCCCAATTACCAAAATATGTTGGCGGTTCATGGGTCTTTTTATAATTATGCGTTCCTGCGTACAAGTTATTTACCTTTGTCCGTTCTCCTTTTTCGTCTTTTTTTCCATGAAAATCAAATCCTAGTATATAAATTGTATCGTGTCCATGTGTGCTTGCCAACCATAATGCTGTAGGTCCACTGCTCCAACCTTTGCTTGGTTGAAAAAAGTTGAATCCTTGCATACCGTGATATGCCTTGTTAGGATTTGTCCATACTTGATTTTCCATTTGCCATTTATGTTGATTTATTTCTAGTATCATTTTTACATCAACAGCTACAAGATAGTCAGGTTGAAAATGTCTGTATACTGCATTACAGGCATAAACTTTTCCATAATTTTTTAAGGAATAGAGGTCAATGTCTTTTCGACTCTCGCCATTTCCTATAACGAAAGCTACCGTCATCGGTTTACCTCTTATACTGCTTCTGGTTGTGCTTGAATTCCGTACATCTGTCGGACAAAATCTAGTTCTTTCTCTTGCTCTTCAGCATGTACTTCTGAAGCCTTACGGGCTTTGTTGATTTGTCTCAGTGTCAATCTTGTTTTACGTGTATCATCACGTTTAACAATACTTTCATCATCTGTTGGATCATAAGACTTGTCTTCGATCGGTTCGATAGTTTGTTTGTCAAAATAAAATAATTCTCTAAGTATCATGCTATTATTTATGCCTCAGGCGTTGGCTCTGCGTCACCTACACCGGCATCTCCTCCTGCACCTGTTGTATCAGTTGCTCCTGCTGTTACTGTAGGATCTTCACCTTCTGGTGCTGTATCAGTTGCACCTTCTATATCTGCACCTATACCTGCACCGCTTATACCTGCACCTCTCATTTCTCCTTGTGCATCAGTTGGTGGCTTGGTTAGATTTTCGTCATTTTCTTCTTTCCAGTATCTTTCATTTTCAGCAAGTTCGGCATCTGACATTCCTAAGAAACGTTTCATAGCATATCTGTTACTGATAAACGGAATGGCTTGTATCTGTGCAAACGTTCCTATACGCTGATTATCTAGTTCTGACTGTCTATAACTTGCAAAATTCTGTGGTGGTTGGAATAATAAGTCAAACATTGCGATATCAATGTTTACACCTTTTTCTAATAGATAACGCTTAAATTCTTGGTTAAACACTTCTACAAGTAAGTTCTGTAAACGTTCACAGTATTTGTTAAATCTCAATTCTTGGATATATGCTGTACCTACTCTACCGTCGTTAAACTGACTTTGTCCTTCATCTTGTGCGGCCGCTGGTAGGTATGAACTAGGAATACGTAAACCTCTTACAAGTTTATTTGTAAAATATTTTAGATCGTCAATCTCACCTAAGTTGGTACCGCCTGGTAATGTTTCAACTTTAGAACCTCTACCTTCAGCAGTTTGCGGAAAGAAATAATCTTCATTAGTTGATAAAGGATTATATGCACTATCTATTACAGAAGTACCGCCTCCTGTTTTACTTGGAATACGTCTTTGATGTATTTCTGTTTTTACTCTTTCAACAAATTGCATTGCAAGGTGTGATGGCATGTTACCTACATCAACATAAAATACTCTACGCTCCGGAGCTCTTTGTGTTCTATAAATTATGATAGCGTCTTCTAATAATTCTTTTTGCTTATATACTTTGAAAATACCTTCTAGTAATGAATTACCAAATGGTGCATTGTTATCTAATCCTTCAGATAAACTTAAATGTACCATGTGTTTTGCGTCTACGGCAATTTCTTTATTTTTATCTATGCCAAATCTTGAGGAACTACTTTGTGTTGAAGTATTTCCTACCATACCTCTTACGCCACCAGTCAAGTATCCATCACCGCCGCCGGTAACGTTTCCATTAGTTGTATAAGGAGTTGTTGCTACTTTGTCAACAAAGTTTAAATTTATATCTTTAACTATATATTGTTCTGGTTTCTTTCCTTCTGACTCATTAACAATAATGCTTGATACCTTTGCAGGATCAACATGGAACCAGTTTGTAGTTTCTGGATCTCTAATAAAAAAGGCATCACCAAATTTAAAAACATTACGCACAATTTTAAACATGCGTGTTTCGAAGTTATTAGATTTAGTCCATTGTTGCAAATATTGTTCTAATACTTTTATTTCACTGCCTGTACCTTTTGTTTTAAAGTCCAAGGTAAATGCAGTTTTATTCTGAGTATTTTGTTGTGTACAAAATTCAGCAAGTATATCCAATGCCGCATTTACTTCTGAGTCTTGATCCATTACATTGTATTGCCCGTAACGTTCCACTCTGTTTGGAGCACCCGTATATACGTCTGGTAAAAAACTTGAATAGTTGGTTCTTGCTGGTCCTGGTTGAGATCCTGTATTACTTAAAGGGCTACCGGCGCCGCCTTGTAATTGATCCACTGTAGTAAAATGTCTTTTCCAACTCATATTATATTCCTATCCTGCCATTACGTTACCATTTAAGGCGGATATTAATTTGTTCGCTTTTTTATTAACCTCAATAAGTTCAGCTAACTGTATATTTATTGCATTTGCGCCTGCTTCTGCATTATTTGTGGCTACTTGAGCCTGAGCTCCTGCTTGTCCTAAGGTTTGTTCGGCTACTTTTTTGGTTTCTTCTAAGGGATCACTACTATCTACTTTTGGTGGTGTGTTGTTGCTCGAAGTTTGTTGTTCTGCTCCACCGTCGCCACTAAAAAGAGATGATAAACTTTTACCTTCTCCACCTAACCATTTTGGTAGATACTGTTTGAAATTTGGAAATTTAAATTCAAAATTGAACAATCCAGCAAATCCATCTTTAATTTTTTGCCATGCACCGCTAATTGCTTCTCCTAAACCTAAATTAGAGAAAAAGCCTTTGATGTTGTCCCAACCAATAAATCCTACAATACCTGATATAAGCGTACTTGCTACAAGTCCAAAAGGATTAAGTTTAGTTAAAGTTAATACCAATAACCCTGCGGCACTGGCTCCAAAAGCTACCCAATCAAAATCTGTAAACATGCTTTTTAATGCGGATGTAGCCAAAGTTTTTAATAAGTTGCCTATGTCTGCGAACGCTCCTGAAAAGTCTCCTCCCAGTATTTTATCCAATACAGGTTTAACATGTTTATTATAAAAGTCAGTTAAGTCATCCATAGCTTGGTTAAACTTCTCTTTGCCGCCATCGTTCCACCAAGCGGTAAGATCAGTTATCATCTGTTTGATTCTTGTAAATAATCCTGTGCCTACATCTGTAGCTGTGCCTGCCAAAGATTTAAACCAACCTGTGATAGTTTGTAAGTGTTTTCCCCAGTCAACTTTCATCATTTCTAGACCCATCAATTGGAGGTTTGGTAAAATATCACTTTTGAAATAATTACTAGCCTGTGTATAGTATTGGTCCATTTCTTCGACACTAGGAATTAATCCAGCTATAGTATCTGTTACTTTTTTAAACACACCACTCTCAACAATGTCAGCAATTAAGTTACCTTTAAAAGTATTTGCCGCTTCTTCTACAGTAGCCATTGCCGCTGTTAACTTATCTCTTTTATTTGTTTCTTCTTCTAATGCTCCTATTGTTGTTTTTTGAACGTTA